TCTATATCATTTAGGGCTAATACCTTTTATATTATATACATCATATTTTTCTAATGCTTTTATAACTGACTGATGTACTCTTGAGTTTTCATTTAGATTTACATATTGGAAGTCAATGAAGCTAGGAATAAACCATTTGTTGCCGCCATCAAATATTACTATATGACTAGCCATTACGGTAACAGCTTCAGCTTCAGTTATCTTACTTCCTATCCTTATTGATGCTACCTCAAAATCAGTTTCCCATATACCTGCATGGGTGCAGTCATCTAATATATATAGCCAAAATAGTTTGTATTTAGGAGCCAGTCCTCTTATGAAACCCTTCTTCCATTTGTCTGAATCAGTCAATCTCTTTGCCATTGTGTTTTCTTTTAGTTAGTTAATAGTTAAAATATAAGGGGGAGTAGTTAATTTCTCCCCCTATATTATTTAAAAGGGTAAGTCATCTTCTTGTTTAACTTTATCTGAAGATACGTCTTTAGGTGGCTCATAGGTATTCTCATAAGCATAGTGAGTGGCTCCCTTCTCAGAAGGCTCTCTCCTCTCTGCTATAGTGATGTTTACCCATCCTCGTTTAGCCATCTTTTGTAATTCTTCCATTTTGAAACTTGCGTTAAACAAATCTCCATACTGAGTAGTTACCTTTTTGATACTACTTACTACATAATTCTTGTCTGCCATTTTTTTGTTTTTTAATTTTTGATTTATATTCGTTTTTCTTTTCTATTAATTCGTTAAGCCTTTTGGACAGTGTATCCATTTTTCTTTCAACTGAAAGAACTTCGTGTTCATAATAATTTTCACTTAAGTAAAACATAGATTCTATTTCTTCATAATTCTTTTTATATGATTTTAAAATCTTCACAAAGTTATCGTGAATTTTAATACTATGAACTATTGTTGCATGGTTTTTATTAATCATTTCTCCTATTTGGTGAAAGGTTAATCCAAAAACATTTCTCAATATACCACAATAAAGCCTTCTAGCATCTACAATAACTCTTTTTCTGCTTCTTGATTCTACGGCACTCCATCCTAAATTATACCTTGATGATATTTCAGATTTAACTTTACAGTTTCTTTCTTCAGTTAGCTCTAGTTTATATCTATTCATGGGTTTTACTTGTCAATGACTCTACTCCTACATAATTATCCTCTCCATCTACCACAATCATATCTTCCTTCAAGTCAATCTCTATTATGTCTATAATGTCTTTAACATCTACATTTAGAAATTTAGCGAGTCTTTGCATTTGGTAATACCTTAGATGATAAGGGTTGTCTAAATACTTCTCAATAGTTGAGCCTTTAATGTTTAATATTCTTCCAAATCTTTGTTTAGAAATTCCTCTTATTCTTAAGATTGCTTCAAGCTCATTCCTTGAAGTTCTTACCTTCTCATAATCATTTTTCATTTTAATAATATTTTGGTTTATTAACTAAGTTTTTAATTAGGTTTATAGGCACTAAAAAATTAACCTTACTGTCAGAATAGAATTTTTTAACTTCACTACCTAGCAGTTTCATGATGTCATCTTCAATCACCTCTCCTAGAAAGTTGTCTCCATTCCATACTGTATAGCAAAAAGCTCTGCTGTGATTCTTATATACACTTATCATCAAACATTCCGTTTCTTCGCATTTCTTCGTACTGGTCTTTAGGGTCGGTTTTAATTTCATATTCTTTTATTTTTTTAAGTATTTTATCTGCATCTATATCTGTTAAAATATCTAACGAGTTCATTATTTCCTGTTGCTCTGATGCTGATATAGCTGTTCGGTGTAAGAGGTTCTCAATGTATCCTATCTTCCACATCTCTGCTTCTAATGGATTACCATCAAGAACCTCATCTATCCAATCAGTCATTAGTTATCCATCTCATCTTCGCCCTTAATCCCTTCTGCATACAGTCCACAAATTTTCAGAACAGCTCTACTCATACCTCTTTTTTCTGCCATAGCAACAGGGAACTTCTTTCCTCCTCCCACTAAGTTATCATCACTTGCCTCTCCAAAAGTCATCACATTTCTAATGTCATGCTCTCCTGTTCCTGTTCTCATACTAGCAGTAACCCTCAGAGCTACCCAAGCTGTTACTTTTTTTGTTTCAGGGTCAATTTCTCTTTCCATTTTTATAGGCTCGTATGCTACTTGTATGTTTTGTGTAGCAACAATCTTATCAATTCCTTCCCTTTTTATACACGCAAAACCTCTAGGGTCTTTATAGACATCCTCCTCAGATAAGCCATTCTCTATAAATAATCTCCTAAGTTTTTCTTTTCTGGTTTCTTTTACCATAGTTGCTTCTTCTACTTTTTCTACTTTTTTCACTTTTAAATTGTTTTGATTAATACTCGGTTGCTGTGCAATGTCGTGCATTGCGTTAACTGTTGATTCTCGTTCTTTCATAAATTGTTCTTTCATCTTTCCCATTTTGTTATAGTTTTTAGTTAATAATTAGTTTTTATAAAAATTTTTCCAATCTTCAAAGTCCTTGAATTTACTGTAGTGTTTCTCTCCATCTAATACTAAATGCCATTCACTCCAAACACACATTTCATCTTCAGGAATACCACAATCTATTACTTTAGAATGATGTTTAAAATCTACCCATTTAGCAATTATATATGTGGCTTGAGATACATCTAAATTATTATCTTCTAGTATTTTAAATCCATGTTTTAATATATCAATAATTTTATCTCTCTCTGATGTAACACTTAATCTACCTGAGTGTATAAAGTTATGGCAACTGTGGCATAAGGGTATTATCTGTTTAATATTTACTTCGCCTGTTCTATAATTTATATCATAATCTTCGTGTGCTTCTAGCCAATTATGATATTTAGCTTTTTCTTTATGCACACCACAAGCCAAACAATGATAATTAGTTGAAGCGTAAGCATCTTGCCTTGTTTCATCCCACCAATCTTGCCCTTTTATTACTCTTGGAGCAAGTCCATGCAGGGGTTTTGGAATGTTGGGGTGTTGTAGTAGTTGGGGTCGCAACTCAACTTCTATTTCTTTAACTTCAAATAAGTCATTTATCCAATCTGTCATAGTTAGTTAGTTAGTTAGTTAGTTAGTTAGTTAGTTAGTTAGTTAGTTAAATTTATTTTGCAATACTGCTATGCTTTCGTATTCTTTTTTTATTGTAAATTCTTCTTTCATTCTTCCCATTAGTTTATATGTGTTTTTGTTATACTATCTAAGTACCCCATAAAACTAGATACTGTTTTATCTTCATCTAATATACCTTGATAGTCAGAGTTAAAAATATCTGTCAATATCTCATCTTTTCTATTAAGTTTATATTCAACAATGTTAGCATTTCTAGTAGTGCCATCTGATTTTTTGTACCTAGTCGGCACATCTAATTGTTTAGACTCTATATTATGTCCTTGCTTTCTTAGGGAATATATAATGCTTGACAATCTATAAGCACCATATTCGTTAATAGCTTCTTTTTGTGTTAATCTTCTACCATCTTTTAAGTGTTGTAGAATATCACTTGTTTGTGTTTTTGTCATTTTAAAATAGTTTAGTTAGTAGTTAGTTAAATTCTATGCAAATAAACAATTAATTTATTAACCTACCAAACTATTTACAATGTTTTTTTAAAATAATGTTAGAAANGTTTATATTTAACCTAGTCTTTATCTTTAACCATAGCCTTAACTTTAGCTTTATCTTTATCCTTAATGGTATAGAATACCATTAGATAAGGGTTTATAAAGGGTTATTAAAGGGTTTAATTTTTAGAAGTAATGAGTAAGTCTAGCTACCTGTCCGCTTTCTTTATCGTGCAAAAATGCTTCACAAGCTTTTGGAACACCTGTAAATCCCTTTCTTGAGTGCCAACTATCTGATGCAGATGGACTTCTCATATATTCTACAGTAACACCTATAAAATCTTTAGCGTCTAGCCACTTGTGTTTAATTTTGTGATGTAAATGATGAAGATACCAATACCTATGAGTTGTTTCTGACCATAAGAGTGGTCTTTCTTGAGCCATTAATAAGGGTAGTTTATCCATCTTAGCACCATCTCCATGCTCTAAACCTATAAGATTCTTGCCATACTTGTAATATTTTCTATGAGCTACACTTATATCAAAATCAACATCTTCTGCTTTTCTAAACCAAGATTTTAAAGTATGTGCTAAATGAAATCCACTCTGATAATCGTGATTAGACATAGAATGTAATACGTCTACAGGAGCTATAGTCCTTAGCATTTCTATTACTTTAACATAAAGCATTAAAGCTATCTCATAATGTTCCCACCATTTACCATCTACATCTTGATGTGTTCCTTTTGTTGTGGTGTTATATACATTGTCTATATGAAGAACATCATTACCAATACAAAACAAAACCCTATCAACATCAAAGCCTTCAGATTTATCTATAAGTCCCTGTACTCCCTCTACAACTCGCATCACAGCAGTTTCACAGTCATAAGACTCTCCTGTTTCAGTTTCATTAGCATACTTTCCTATATGTATATCTGCAGGATTTACAACTAAAAGATGATTTCCTTTTTCTCTTTTAATAGGGTCGTATTCAGGAGAATGACCCTCTATAAAACTATTTATACTTTTAAATATTTCCTTCTCATCTACACCACAATCCTCCTTAGTAACTATTGAGAATCTATAATCTCCACTAGCTGACTGCCAATGCTTTACGCTTACTACATCTTTCTTGTTTATACCTCTCTCTGATAAGTGCAGGTCTAATGATGAGTTGTTATTTAAGTTGTCTAGTGTTTCTGCTCTACTCTGTATTATTAAATCTTCTTCTTCAGGAGTGAGTCTTAATCTCTTACCGTATTCTTTTGACATACACAAATATATAAAAAAACGATACAGGTATGTAAAAAAAATGAGGAGTTATTAACTCCCCATTCTTAACTACTAACTATCCCACTTAGAAAACACTCAAAGAAGGACTGTAAAATTACATTATTTTTTTGATATATCAGCAATACCTTGTCCTAAAATTAGAACGAGAATTGAATGATAAAGATTTGTAGCTGTTTCTTCATCTACGCCTAGATAAGTTACTAGCGCAGGAATTACTACTGCTGATATTGCATACCAAAATTTCTTTGACTTTAGCATTGCTTTAATTAACCAATTTTTCATTTTTTTTATTTTTTAAAGTTATTATAATTTATAAGATAGCCCTACATTAAAAGAACCCTCATCATTTTTTGTTGTATAGTTTGGCTCTACATAAAGGCTGTTCCAAACTTTTATTGACATACCAACACCTAAAGTTATATTATCTGCCGCATCTTCAGTTGGCATTTGTGCGGATAAATATAAATTGTCAGACACATTGTATCTTGCTACAAAATCATAGTCATCACTATTCTTTTGAAACCCTACCATTACAGCATCAGTTACCTGGTAACCAACACCAATACTATTTGTGAAATTATTTACCCCCCAAGAGCTACTGTCAGAAGGCTGTTCAATGTTGCTCATTACTCTGAATTGTGCTGAAGCACTTAAACAAAATAATGCTACCACTATTGTTAAAACTGTTTTTTTCATTTTATCTATTTTTAATTATTAAATTTATTTCTTTACTTAATTGATTACCTAATATGTAATTCATTAGGTAAGCGTGAGCCACTTTACTTTCTAAAATTTTATCAGGACTCTGAGCTCTATGAGTCCCTGTTAATATACACCCCCTACTATCGGAAGGATAATTTCCTCTGTGGAACAAGATATAACTTCTGGTCGGCACATCTTCCACGAGCAAGTGAACATAATCTCTTGTTGCGCTTTCTCTTGCTAATCTCACTCTGCATTTATACTCTCCCGAAGGGATGCAAGATACACTTTTTTCGTTATCTCGCCACGCTAATTCTAGCGTATGTGCAATAAATTCCGCATTACAATAGAGCTTACCTATAACCGATTTTTCAGTAAATGTATCTCTGATTATCAGTAGATTAGCCTTATCTACCTTGTCCTCTGTATTTTTTCTTGTAGGCATTTTGTCCTTTAGAAGCATTTTTAGAATGAACTCCCTTGCGTTTTTTACTGTGAGATGTATTGAATTTAAAAACTTTTGCTTTAGCCATATCACTTCTTCTTGCGTAGCTTAAGGAACTTGTAAATGGTAAAAATAATAGCTAAAGATGTGGAAATAAAAAGAAGTATATCATTGCACTGGCCAAGACTCAACCCTATCACACCTCCATTTGCCACCAAAACCTCTGTTGTATCTCTCATATTGCTAGTCATTTTTATATTGTTTATTAAATTAGTCTTGTGGGGTAAAAGTCATAGTTTGACAGGTCAAATTCATAAACAGATTAGAACCTGCCACTGCTTCTTTAATCATTGGAAAGATAATGTCAGTACTTTTAATTTGAACTCCAATGGATGTTACATCAACGGATACTAGTGTATTGTTACTTGCCCCTCCTGCTACTGTAAATTCACTAATTACAGTAGGAACAACATCTGCCGTAGAGCCACTATTTACAAGAAACCTGCAGAGAGCTATGGTTATATCAGTAGAATTATTACTTGTAACCCATCCTGTAATAGACTCTACAGTAGCATTTTCAGGAGATACATAGCTCTGCCCCATTCTAACTGCTTCTGAAGGACTCATAGAGCCTCCTTCAACGGTACTTGCGCCATAATCAACATCCATTTGAAATGGAGATTTATTATCTGCTATATCTTCTCCGTATTGAAAGTTTGTTGTACCTACGGTATACCCCTGCATTTTATAATTCGTTACCCCCATTGTAGAACGAGGTGCCCATTGTAACAGACCATCTCTTGCTGCAGCACTTGTGCCTGCACCCTTAGAGAGTACGGTTTCATTTGCGGCTCCTTCATATCCTAATGGATTATGCCTATTGGCATCTAGTAAATTCTTGTGTTCGTTTGCTGCCATATTATTTTATTTTAACAATTACAGTTTGACTCACCTCTTAAATAAGGATTTCCACAACTATCACAGCCATCAATACCATTATAGCCATATATACTATCATAGAATATCATACCATGATTCTTATATGTATCACTCATACTCTTAGGTCTATTATTGGCAAATGTAGGATATAATCCTATTTGGTCAGTACCATTTAAAAAATCCATCATATCATTAGCAAATATATCTGCCTTTCTATATGTGTCTTGCTTGAATGTATTATATGTGTCTTGACTTATTATTCTTGAAAACTCATCTATATTATTAACAACCCCGCTAGACGATATATTACTCATAATATCATTGACAACCTCAAACCTAACAAACCAAGACAAAGTATCTTCTAGGTAGTAAGTCATAAAAGCTTGATTGTCAACAGTTAATGCCCCTGTATCGTGCTGAAGCTTCAATTCCGCATAAAACTTTTCTCCAAGTAAGGGTCTAATATGTGCAAGTTCAGATAATACAATAGTGTTTTCCGAAACCAATACAGGGTCAGTATTCTTATTTGTAAAAGTTTTTTCAATTACTTCTCCTGCTGAAACTAGTGTTATATATTGCTTAGTATTTCCCATAGGTTATTGCTCTATCGTTATTTCTTTACTCTCATCAACCTCTCCATCTCCATCATTATCTTTCTCTACAACTATAACCTCTCTATCAGAAACAAACATATCTCCATCTTCTAGCATTGGCAAGTCCTCGTCAATCAATGCTCTTTGCTCATTTATAGTCAATACCTCTCTAATATCCACATCATTCGCATAAGAGATTGGTGGGTCATAATGTATCTTTAGGTCATTAGGGTCGTAACCCATTTCATTATAAAGAACTGTTCTTATTCCATTTAGTATTAACTCAGAAGTATCTCTAATTACTGTGGTCATTACTAAGTCGTAAGCAATTCTTATCTCGCTTCCTGTGTTGTTCATCTTCCCTGAACTAACAATTCCTGATAATGATGGTTGCCATCTATTAGCAGTTATAATGTTTTGGTCAGTTATTTGCTGCAAGTCAATCCAACTACCCTCTTGGTCATCTTTTATAATTTGAACATTAGCAGGAGATGTGTCCCCATTCTTTACTATAAATAATATCTTACCATTATTCCCTTCTCCTACAAACTTCTTTTGAGCCTCCCTAACCATTTTCTGAGCCTCCTCCTCTCCCATATCTCCGCTAATCTCAACGATTGCAGATGGCTGAAATCCATTTAAGAATTTAGTGTGATTCCATTTCCCAATCTCATAATCCACACATATATGCTCTAGTGCAGCTACATAGTCAGGAAGTCCATAAAAGTTAAATGTAGGTTCGTAATCTTTAAAGTGAATTACAAACTTATTGTGTGCTACTCTAGGGTATATAGGTAGTCTTTTTATTTTTTTATCTTGATTCCAATACTTACACCAATCAGGATTTACATAAACCTCCTTCTTGCTTTTTGACATTCTTACAGTAGTAGCATCTAAATGATATAAGTTTACACCTCCATCATATATAACGCACTCCATATAAGCATTACCAAAAGTATAATAGTCGTCAGCTAGTTTTTTAAAGACATCCCTTAAAGATTCTTTATCTGCATTTACATCTTCAATAAATTCCCTTAAAGACTCATCTTCACAAACAAACTTTGCTCCACTTGTGAATACAGTTTTTTGAGCCAATACACTCCTATGTGTAGATGACTTTCTCTTTAATTCTGCTAAGTATTGAGGAAATAAGTTGTCATCCCCAAATGGCACCCAATCACTATTAAGACTTTTAAGGTCTTTTACTTCCGTAATACTAGGTGGAACTGTTAAATCAAAGACTCCGAACTCAAAGGTGTTATTCTTCTTCTGAGTTTTCCGTAATTGCTGTTGCTTTTTTGGTTGTTGATTTTTTACTAGTGCTTTTTTCATTTGACTTTTCAGTTTTATCTATACAATCAGTTATATTCAATACTTCATAAGCATAAGCCAACTCCTCCTGACTTAATTCTTGTCTAAAATCTACACTTTCCTTACCTGCAACTCTTACTCCGTAAGCAGCCTTGCTGTTTTTTTTGTATTCTGCCATTTCTAAATATATATTTATCAAAACTACATTATTTTCTTTACTACAATCGCACATATATAAAAAGATATTAATAAGTAGGTGTTATCAACTAATACCTACTTATTAATAAATTTATTATTATGATGTCTTTAGACCAACACCATCTGCATCAATAACGATAGTACCTGAATAATCTCTAGGTATCTCCATTTGAGTTGCTGCAACAGTTACTGTTACTCCAATCTCATCAGAAAAAGCTGCCCCTGTACCCCCTTCAATAGACACTAATCTAACATACTGTTGCGTTCTAGCATTATTATCTTGATTTGGTAATGTATTTGACACTCCAATAACTTTATTGCTTGCATAAGTTGCTGAAGGTGCTGTTGTTCCTGATGTAGCGTCATTATTGTCTATAACCATACACATCATGCATTTGCCATCAAATGAGTAAAGCTTTCTAAATGCTGCTGCACTCATTCCTGGAATAAACCAAGAAACAGTACATTCATAAGTGGTGAACTCTTTTCCCTCATTAGTCCCTGTTACGGTTAATGAAGAAGATTCTATTCTGCTTTCATACACTCCCCAACTAGCATCTGTAGTTCCTACATCTATAATTGATGTTATTGCGTGCAAAGCGCCATCGAAAACTACAGCATCTGTACTAACCCATTCTCTTAATGCTATAAATCTTGTGCCTCCAACTGCTTGTAAGTTGCTGCAATCAACTGATAATCCATCTCCTATTGCCATTTTATTTTATTTTTTAATTATTAATTATTATGTTGTAGTAGATGTCGTAGATGTAGCATACAATGTTAATGTTCCTGTATAAATTCTTGGAGCTTCCCATTGCTTACATCCCATAGTTACAGTCCAACCATTATCATCATTATAAGCTGCTCCTGAAGCTCCTTCAGCCCCTGTCATGCTAGCATAAGTTTGGTTACGAATAACAGCCTTCTCGTTAGAGTATTTCTGACTTACCCCTAACACATACGTCTTGCCATTATTTGCAACTGCCATCACCATCATACAGGTGTCCATAAGACCTTGTAATACTGCTGCTTTATCATTAGTCATCTCAGGCATCATGAAGTCTAAAGAACACTCATAAGATGTTGAACCGTTTTCTTTAGCTGCAGTAACAGTTAAAGATGGTAATTCGTTTTTAAATTCATAATTATACCAAGTCCCTACTAAACTACTAATTTCATGCTGTGTAGCACTATTCACATAAGTTATCGCATCTCCTGCCTCCCAAGTTCTAATAAGAATATTTCTGATACCACCTGAACCCTGTAGATTACTACAGTCTATATTTATTCCTGCGTCTATTGCCATTTTATTTTATTTTAAAAAGTTAAAAAGTATTTAGGGTGAGATTTCTCCCACCCTATTTACTGTTAATTTAGTCTACTAATACAGCACCATTAACTAAAGAGTTCCATCCATATTGGAAGCCCATAGTGAATCCTGCTCTGATATACATTTTATCAGAAACTTCATCATAAAATGTTCTTAACTCATTTTCAGGACTTGTTACGTCAGTACCGATAAATAAGTTAGCTTTAGCTGTATAGATACAACCTGAAGTTGCGTCAATCGCTGCTGTTGCTGCTGTAAATAATGCAGGGAAAGTAGCTCCTGCTAATGCAGTTAAAGCTGTGTCCCACTCATACATAGGAACTAACTCAATGCCTCTAAAGTATAATCTGTTTTTTCCTGCTTGTGCTTCTGAATGTCCATAATCAACTGCTCCTGCTGCAGCAACTTGAGTTAATGAACTGTACCAAGAGTTATAGATATTTGGAGAAACAAACATTCTTTTCTCTGATGCAGGGATTGATTGTAATGCTGCTGATGCAGTATTATAAACATCCTCTAAGATTAAGATAGCATCTCCTGCAGGTAAAGTAGCTGCTACAGTAACATACTCTGGTGCTGCTGCACCTCCTGTTCCTTGAACCTCTCTCATTTGAGTTCCATTAATTGCACCTCCTGTTGATAGTGCACTCCAAAGTCCTAATCCCATTGAAGCGTAAGTACAGTCAATAGCAACTACTGCTGCTGCCGTATCTCCTGCCCACATATTTCTAACCATATCAGACTGAATACCATTTCTTACTCTGTCAATAATAACCTGAGCTAATTGCGTTCCCGTTAAGTCAGGCATATTAACACCATTTCTATAAGACTCTACAATTACTTCTGATTTGAACTCATCCCAACATTGTTCTTGTTTTACAGCTACATTTTCTACCATAAGAACTTTCTGAGTTACAGAAAAGCTATTAGTACAAGTATCTGAAACATCAGTACATCCTGCATTTATAGTAGTTATACTACTTAATGAAGGAGCCATTGTGATGTTTTGTTTAAATTTTACATTTGGGTAGATAGTATAATTTCTCATAATATCATCCGAATGAAACATAGGTTCTAGCATTATTTTTGAAGCGTAAGTGCCCACATATAATCCCCCTAGTCCGTTTTGTGCTATATCTACTGCTGCCATTTTTTTATTTTTTTAATTATTATTTTAAATTCATTTTTGCTATCATTCCATTCCAAAATGCAGCATCCTTCTCTTCTACTTCTGTTTTTACTACTGCAGGGTCACCATCTGTAGATATTTCAGTTCCCTTTGCGTTTGTTTTACTTAATAAAGCTGTAAGTCTTTCTACTTCTTCAGTCAGAGTTTCTTTTTCTCCTTCTAAATCAGTAATAGACCCGTTAAGTTTAGTAGCCGCTCCCTCTAATTCTGAAAATTTATTTAAAATTTCAGCTTCATCAGAAATAGTCACACTAACTTCTTTTTCATTAGCATTAGAAGTATCACTTTTAACTCTAGTGATAATGTCCTCAATTTTGCCATTGAACCAATTTTTTAACTCGTCAGTCATCTTTTTACTTTTTAGATTAATATTTAATTTGTGTTTAATTTCTTTGTCTGTTATATTTTTAAACTTAGAAACATCATATTTGGCTGCCACTTTAATAGCATCCGAGATGGAATCAATAAATCCTAGTTCAAGAGCTTCATCAGCATTTAACCAAGTTTCTTCATCCATCATTTCTTTTACCTTGTCATAAGGTAGGTTTGTTTTCTTTATATATATATCAGCAATCTCATTACTAATCTTTTCTAAAAGATTCGCTGTCTTTTTTAATTCTTTAGCCTCTCCCATTGCTCCACCCCAAGCGTTATGTATCATAAATAGAGAGTTTTCAGCCATAACCACTTTATCAGCAGCTAATGCAATTACACTGCCCATACTAGCAGCAATGCCTTCAATGTAAACTGTAGTTTCCGCAGTTCTTTTCTTTAGGATATTATAAATAGCCATCCCCTCAAAAACATCTCCACCCACACAGTTAATGTGTAAGTTTAATGGGGAGTTTTTAAATCCTTTAATTTCATCAATAAAATTTTGAGCATTTATTCCGAAAGTACCTATCTCGTCAAATATATAAACATCTACTACTTTGTTAGATGTCTTTGACTGTATATCATACCAATTCTTATTCATAGCGGCAAACATATTTTAATGATATGACAATCTCACGCAGTTTTTGGAAAAAACTTTAGTAAGTTATGTTTTCTGTAATATGTTGCTTCCTTCTTTCTTTATATACCACACTTTGAGCTTGCCTTTCTGAGATTTCATATTTAATAGATAAATCCATAAACGTATGGGTTCTGTTACCCTCATTAAATCTAAGCATACAATCAAAATCATAGATTATCATATAGTTTCTTAAAATTTTTGGAGCTATTATTCCCTTCTCAATCAAATGCCTTATAGTATCTTTTGACGTAGGCTCTCCAAACCTTAGAGTAACCTCAGTGTTTAATAATTCTAAATACTCCTCAACAATCTTTATGTCGTTTTGTTTTTTAGCCATGTATTAGTTTCTTGCGCCTGTAGGAGAAAGAGCCCCTGTTATTGTTTTGTGCTTATTAACTTTCTTAGCTTTTTTCTTGACTACCTCAACAACATCAATAGTATCAACAGTTTCAACAGCTTTTAATCTTTCATTAGATATAATATCAGCAATATTATCAAAGAGCAACATAACAGCCTTTCTGCAACTCAGACAACCCTTGCTTTGTTTTTGTCTAGGGAATGATTCCTTCCATAAGTCAAAAAATGTATTTAATGCTCCTGTATGATATTTATCGGTATTCTGTATAGTTATTTTATTTAATTCCGACAGACTAACTATCATGTCTTTTTGTTCCTCTGTGTAGTTTTTGATTATTGAATTGTAATCCATATTATTGTTATTTAGTTATTACTCTTTCCATTTGCCCAAAGGACATTCTCCAAAAAACTCTTTCGTGAGTGTTGTTTTTGCATCTAAGAAACAGCTACATTTACCGCACCTTGCTCCCTTTGTCCATTTAGGATATTTCAACATTAAGAAGTTTCTGTAAAAGTCGCACTTTTTACAGGTATCTACCCTATCTTTCTTTATTTTTTTACTAACAAACATTTGTTTATATTAAAAAGTTGCATTAGCCTGGATTATACTTACTGTTGATTGGCTGTCAGTTATATCAGCTTCCACTACTACTACCTTTCTTTGATTCTGCATAGCCCCCCTCATTTGAGATTGATTATTAGCGTCAAACTGAGCCTCAGAAAATTGAGGAGAACTCATTAATCCACCATCAGCAAACTTAACCCCACCACCTGCTGCGTTCATTTCAGATAGTTGATTTCTAAACATTGCTGTACTTCTTTTATTTATAACAGCTTCTCCACCTTCTAATTCATTTACTCTACCACCTACTGCAAATTTAACACCACCCTGTGCGTGGCTAGGGCCATGAACCATTCCTCCATCAGCAAATTTATTTGCGCCATCAGAAATGATACCACCTTTCTCAAACATTTTCATGATTTTTGACAATAGAGCTAGTGTAGCTATAACTGCAATAAGGTTAAGAGGAAAGGGTAGTTTGGTCTGCATTGCAGCTCCTAACCCTACTGCAGGAAGAATAGCTGCTGTATCTACAATTGCACCTGCACCTGTTGCTGCTGTATTTGCTACTGTAGCCTTTGTTCCAAGTAATGTAGCCAGAGTTAATTTCCCTTCAGTAACAACTGTTATTGCTTTCTGTAAATTTAAAAGAGACTCTGCTATTGCTGCTGCTTTAGTAATAGCTTCTCCTGCTTTTCTAATTCCATTTAATTTACTATTCTCTCCTGCAACTTCTTGTAACGCACTACCTAAATCCGAATAAGCCTTTACTCCTTTTTCTAATGCTTTTGCATCTGCCTTAATTCCCTTCTCAGTTTCTTTTCTGTTTTTCATCTTGAGGTCAATTATTTTTTGCTCAAGCTCTAAACGAACATCTGCCGCCATTATACTTATAGGTATAGCATCTAATTCTGCTTGTGCAGCATCTATTTGCACATCTCTTAAAATTCTTTCAGCCTCCTCCAAATCTCTAGTGCCTGCCAAAACTTGCTTCATTAACTCTACTCTTAGGTAATCAGCATCTGTATTTTCTTCTTTTGCTTTTTTTGCTTTTTTGTCAGTTTCAATATCATCCTCTGTAGCTTTTTTCTTTTTCTTTATCTCTGTAGTAACTGCTTTTATAGATTTAGCATTTAAATTATTTATATCATCACTACTATAACCCAAATCATTTAACATTTTCAATAATTCTGACTCCTCTTTTTTAAGCTGATTATCTTTTCGGATTGTTGTAAGACTTTTTTGTTTTAAAACTTCTATTTTTTGAGTTAATGCAAATTGGTCAGAGTTTAATAAATTAACTTTTCCTGTAACAGTTACTTGCTCCTCCGCTTGTTCGTTTAAAAATTTCTGAGTATTACTTGTTTGTTTTAAATTTACTTCCCTTTGCTGTTCAGTAGTTGTTAGTTCATCTAATAAATTTTGGTTTTGCTGAATAATACTATTGTTTTCTCCCAAAGCCTTATTATTCCCATCTAATTCTTTTTTTAATTTATTTAACTGATTTACTAGTTTTACAGCTTCTCCATCTGCTAATAAAGCGTGTCTAGCAATAGCCAAGTCCAAAGCCTTAGCATTTAAAACCAAAGCTCCTGTTTCTTCATCTATAACTTTAATAGAGTCCCCTATATTATCCTCTAGTTCTTTTGTTACAATACCAAATCTTATTTTCTCCTCTTTTGTTTTTTCAGTAATACTATCAAGCCTTGCATATTCATTAATTAAATCTTCCGTTGCTTTTCGCTCTTTTTGAAAACTTTTTGCTGTTGCTACTATTTTTTCATTTAAACTATCAAATCCTTCAATTAGTAATGTTACATTATTAACGAAAGTGGCAACACCCTCAACCATATCCTTAAAAGGCCCTGCAATCAATGAAAAAAGAACAATAGAAATTCCCTGTATAGCTGATTTGAATTTCAACCAAGCTCCCTGAAGTGTATCTCCAACAATCAAAGCCATTCTCTCTCCTTCTCCATTTGCATTTAACAACGCATCCCTTAATTTAAGAGTAGCATCAGTTGTGCTTAGCATTTGCTCAAACGCACCTGCCTGTCTTAAATCTACAACCTCCATAACATCTGCCATACTTCCTCCTTCTTTGACAAATTGCTTCATGGCAGGGACTAACTCATCCAAAGAGTGTATTGTTCCTCCAAAAGATTTTGAAAGGTCAGATGTAGGGTCTTGCATTTTAAGTAATATATTCCTTAAAGATGTACCTGCAATAGAAGCTTCAATCCCTGAGTCAGCTAATTTAGACATTATAGCCGCAGTATCTTCAATAGAGAATCCTGATGATTTTGCAATAGGAGCAACCTTTGTCATGGAAGTTTGCCACTTTTCAATATCCATAGCAGAACTTGCAAACGAAACAGCCATTACATCTACTACTCTTTGTGTTTCATTAGCTTCTAAACCAAAACCTCGTACTGCTGCTCCTGCTACCTGAGCTGCTCTTGCTAAATCCGTCCCTGTAGAGGTTGCTAAATCTAGTGTAGCTTTTTGTGCGTCTTGAATTTCTGCAGCAGTAAATCCTAACTTAGAGAAAGCTAATTGTAATTCTCCTACCTGTGTAGCTGTAAAGAATGATGTTCTACCTAGTTCTTGTGCTGATTCTGATAATTGTTTAAACTCATTATCTGTTGCTCCTGAAACAGCATTTACTTTAGCCATTACAAACTCAAACTCACTAAATGTACTTATAACAGAGCTAATAACTTTACTTACCATTCTAAAAGCACCTACTATAATACCAATAGCTGCAGCCCCTTTAATAAACTGCTTTGCCATTCCATTAGATGACTTTGTAGCAGCTTTAGTTGCTTTAGTAGAACCGCTTAAATCTTTGTTTAAATCTCTTAAGTTTTTAGATTTTGTTTTAATAGCTTTAGCAGAATCAGTATATCCCTTTGCAGCTTTAGCGGTAACTTTCTCTCCATCAGCTACTCTCTTTTGGTAATCCCTCTGTTCCTTTCGTAATTCTTTTAATTCTTTCTTTAAATCAGCAACTTTTTTAATGTTTTTGATTTCTACCTCTATTGCTACTTTACTTGCCATATGTCTTTATTTTAACCTATTGTTAGTTTAATTTCTTTCTTTACTAATTCTTTATTTACAATATCCTCAACATCTTTCACTATTGCATCTTCTATCCTTTTAACTCCTCCATTTTTCCTCCAACTTTCTCTTGCAAAATCTATAAAGAAATATCTTCTTGGTGCAACCTTTTTTCCTCCTGGAGTATAATACCCATCTTCCAATTCGTGCTTAACATGACTTATAAAATTATTCCTTTCATGCTCACTTCCAAATGTTAATTCGCCATTAACCTCTTTGTGAAAAGTCCAATCTGCTATAGCTTGATAACTAGCATTAACACCACTTGACTTCCCATCATTAACAGTCCACATATAAGGAGTGTCATTCAGGATTAGAAGTGAAATTGAATCTGTCCTGTTTCTTATATTATAATAAAATCCATTATATAGAGTTCCCTTACCTATATGTTTCTGATAGTTAAGCTCTTTTTTTAATGCCTCAATAATAGGCAGGTTTTCTCTAGCTAACGCTTCTTTTATTTTTAATAAATCCATCTTTATGCAGGGTCACCTTTATCTCTCGGTATGAAAGAATTATACTTACGCCTTAAAACTTTAGCTAAACCTGAGCCTGTTAAATCAGTAACTACAGGTAGCTGATAATAGTCTTTTGCTTGCACGTTAATTGAAGATATGTAAACAGTATCTCCATCTACAGCAGAAGAAAAACTTAGAAACAAAATTTCTGTTGTGCTGTAAGCTGCAAAATCTAAGATTAACCGCTTTGCAGGTAATGTGTATTCCATTACATTAGACTGAACTAAAGCTGATGGTAAATAAATAGATGTAGCCTCATTATAAACCCTAGAAATCCCTAAAGTTCCAACCCCTGTAATTCCTTTATTATGTATATTTACCGTTACAGTATACTCCCTTCCTTTTACTAATTGATTTAATTCTTGAAATATACCTGAAACACTAACATCTGCCACATTTTTTGTTGATGTAATTTCTATAGCATTGTCTACTGATACTGGACTAGCAACCAATCGGTGGGTTGTGCCATCCGAGCTATACCTAAACCAATCTGAATTACCGTAAATAGGCAGGCTCGCTGCAGTAACTGCTTCTGTTGCGTAATCTGCTGATGAAGTAGATATAAGTGTCGTTGATAATGTCGTAGATATAAAAGAGTCATTACAAGTCAAATATTCCTCACTTAAAAAAGGGATAGACACGAATACATCTAAACCCTCCTCTAACGCCTGCCCTCTACTATTTATTTGTTCCATTTTAATTATTATTTATTAGCTATCAAAAACTTACATCTACCGCAAAACTTCCTAAATCTTCCCACAAGACAAGCTCTACTTTTGTAACTTCATTATTGTTTGGCTTATAGTCTATAATTCTATTTATATAATAGTAATACCCATCAATATACACTAACTTCCGCAAGTCTAAATCATTTATATCTATTAGCTTTAAATTAACATAAACTATTTTAATTCTAGGATTTCTTTTAAGTTGTTCTATCATGTTTTGATAGTAAGTCTGATACAAACCTTTATATCCCACTTCGGGCCCAGTTATTCTAGTTGTAGTATCATAACTAGCCTGATTTGCACTACCATACGATAAAGGGAGTGTAGGAGCATTAAAATCAGTATATTTATCTACACTACAAGCCCTTGCAATTATTGGAGGCCCGCCCATTGAAGAGTACCCTGCAATAATAGTTTCCAAATCAGATTGCCCCCAGACTTGAATCCTTGTGCCAAAGCGTATGCCAAAAGGAATAACAGTAAGCGGTGTTGCCATCTTTATGTAATGCACTAATCTAGGTAAAAAATTATATCCCTTCGGTGGTCTGCAGGAGCTACTTGGGGTAGGCACTGCATCTGTATCGCATAACCCCCAAAGATTTGCCCTTGCAGGTACAGCATTTGCCCAAGCAACCCCTTGATACGCCTCTCCATCTTGCGAGCTGTAGGTGCCTGCAAAAAAAGGATTCTCAAAAACAGCTTGACCTACCTCAAAATCACTATCTAAAAATTCTCTATATGGATATTCATCTAATATACCATTAAAAAAAGTTCTTCCGTTATGCTCTACTACTTTGTCATTGGAATCAGTCTTATATTTAAAAATAACTTCCCTTTTTAATTGAGATTGAATCCATTTATCCTCTTGACTCCTAGATAAATCTACCTTATTAGTCCAATCTTCAGATTCATTTTGATTCTTAAAGAAATCATTATATGGCTCTATAGTAACAACCCTTAAAGTAGTATCTGTAGTGAATCGTAGATTAAATGCGTGAATAACTCCCTGTAGAAAATCCAACTGTGTGCTTTCTCCATCTATAATGTTTTTCACATCAAATGTTTGTCCATACTCTACTCTTTCTCCTCTATGAGTAATATTTACCCGTCCATCACACGCTGAAACTCTGGTACCAGGAGGAACAAGGGGAACAGGTTCAACATTTGCACCTCCGTAAAGATACATATCTACACCCATAGTCCTATTGCCTGCATCTGAATGTTTAAGCCTAGTTTCAGTTTGAAATCTAATCTTATCAGTCTTATTTAACCACTGATTCTCTATAAGCATATTTTCAAAACTAATAGTGGCAGGAGTAATTCCACCACCACAAGTAATGATACGGCTAGTATTGACATCCATTGCATAACTTGTAGCTATAGTAGTCCAAAAACCTGTTCCTGCAGTAGAAACTTGACAGTTAATTCTTACATATCGTAAAAGGTATGAAAAAGCAGTCCCTCCACACACATCCTGTAACCAAGCCGAAATATTATCCATAGATATGTCATAAAAACCATATTCCTGTATCTCAAACTCTCCAGTAGCATCAGTATACATTGATGAAGGGTCAGTAGTAAGGAAATTACCTGTTCCTGCCCAACTCCCACCTGCAGGTTTAGTACCATCCCATCTTATTATTTCTCTCTCCCACCAATTTTGAGTAGAGGGAATAGAAGGAGTAGTGTAAGAATAATCCCCCACATATCCTGTTTCCGCAGCCCCTTCTTCAAAAGAGCCGTAAGCACTATTGGCTGCAACTCTTTCGTCAACATTATTATATCTAAAATTAGGCAAAAGCATTATAAGCCCCTTAAACATATCGCTATGAATAAAGTTAGACGAGATAGTGTAACCTTCTTGATGGAACAACTGTTTTATAATATCATAAATAAATATTCCAGGTCTAAAATCTACACAAGGTACAGGGGTAGGGTAAGCATAACCAGTAAACCCAAAACCATAATAACCTTTGGAATTAAACCCCTGAAGCGGGTCGTGTTCGTAAGCGGTTTTAAGTAATTGCATACCTGTAGCTCCACCTGGATTAAGCTCTCCATATCCTGCTTGTGGGTAACATATAGGACTTGTATTTACACTAGGAACTCCTGCGAAAGTTGTTTTTGTCGTAGCGTCATCTATATCCCATAGAGCTACTACCTCTCCATAATTAAGTTTTTTGTCTATACCTGAAGTAGCTCCCTTTCTATTGAGATTATCCCACCCACTCCCATCAACTCCATTGAGAACGCTTAAATTCTTTAATAATTTATTTCCTATTCCTGCAGCCCAATCAACATTATTTCCATAAAAAACGCAAGAATAGTATAAGGGCTGTGTAGATTGTCCTAGACCAGTAACTTGTAACAGTCCTACTATAGTAAGGGAACCGTCTACAGTTATCCTACAAGGCTTTTGATTAGTTACTGTATTGTTTTTAACATAATAACCCTCATTATAAATTCCTTTTAGGACTTTATTATTATGCTTTGTTGCAGGTATTTTAAAAGTCTTACTATATGTACCTGTTCTAGCTTCCAAATCTCTAGCCTCCCCTACTGAAAAGCTTAATGCAAGAGGAAAATCATCAGAATTTCCTACCTCTAAGTTTCCTGCAACGCTTTCATCCCAATTTATACCCCCTACTTGAGTAATTCTTGCATATATCGTTCCTTTTGCATTTGTATCAGCAAATATTCTAGCTCCTTGCGAACCTGATGCGGTAAATGTTTCTTCATATGTTCCATCTACAGCTCCTCTCATGCTTAAGGTTATTCCAATCGCAGAACCAGCCGACCCAACTGTATCAAACCCCATATCCCCTGCTCCTGTCTTATTTGATAGCACTAAGGTTAGTTTATAATCTACTCCATCAGTTAGAGTTCCTGTTACAGGATAAATATATGCTGAACCTGTAGTAAGAGTAGTAATTTCCGCCTTTGTAGTGTCTACAACATTCCAATCTGCTGTAGCGACAGTAGCGAGATTGAAGTTAATTTGATTATTAGAAACATCATCATACTTATAGTCTAGTAACTCTAGTGCAATCATTTTTAATTAGTTTGAGTGAGCATTCCTTGTGAATAAGTATATTCTAGGTTGTATTTTACAAGTCCATTTGCTTGGTCTAAAGACACAACCTCTGTATTAGTTATTATTATAGGTCTGTATATTGTTGTTGTAGGTCTTATAGTTGGGTTTAGGTTATACATATGATAAGCAGCATCATGTCTATATGTTGTTTGATTATTAAAAGCTGTATCTTCTTCTATCCAAACATTTGGAGAGGCAAAAATCTCTCTTAGCCATCTAGCTTCTTCTGCATTTAAAGGTTCTGTATAAGCACTTGCGTTTTCTTTGGCATTAGAACTCAACACCTGTGTTCCTCCTCTATAAGTGTCAAAACCTCTCATGGTATCGTTAATGTACTCGTTTGCAGCTATCGCCCCACCACTATCAGCATTATCTTGCATATATCTTCTGTTAGGAAGCCTAGTTTCCATTAAAGATTTTTCTACAGATATGCTTTCTAATATATCTCTCCTTGCTGTATAAGTGTCTATACCTCCTTGAGGGTTAAGCCAATGGAATGTAACATTTTGGAATAATTGTTTGTTAAACTTATCACTATTATCTTCTCTATTGATAGAGTAGTAATAAATAGAACTATGCCTTTGGGTGTTCCAAGCAGCACCATCCCAATAAGCTCCCCTTACATATACTTTATAGTATTCAGTATTAGCAGTAATTGGAGTTATAAGTCCATCAGTATAAGGGTAATCTGCTTGTGCTGCTGGGTATGAATGGGTGTTTATATATCTTGGAGATACATTCTGAACGCAGGGTTGGTTTTGCAAATTTGCAAATGTAATAGTTGAAGCAGGTTGCTTTTCAAAGCTATGTGATAAGTCTGAATATATTCCTACAGTTCCTAAAGAATTCTCCCACTCAGAGCCCAATACAAACTCAAGACCTGGAGTTCCATCTGCATTATAAGCCTGACCATAAACTTCATATCTGTTGTAAAGTTCAGTAGGGTCAGCAGCAGGATAAGCATCTTTTATATAGAAATAAAGAAAATCTGCATTATTCCAAAAATTTACACTTTTCATAAAAGAAGGAGTGGTATCTTGCCAATTACTATTAGGGCAATTAGTTAAAGCTTGTTTAGGTTCAATAAGAGAAGGCTCAAGTTCATCTAATATTCTCATTTGGTCGTTATATATATTCTCACTAAAACTTGGTACTGAATTTAAAACTCTTACAGCAGGAGCGTTCCCCGTTGTTGTGTGGGCACTATCTTGATAAACTTCAGATGCTGAAGATATGACTTCTCCATCAGCATTTAACTGTTCTATTTCTGCCCTAACTGTTATAGTCCTATACATTCCATTTGCCGTAACATTGTAGGGGCTTATTGCTTGAGTTATATTATCTTGCTTTGGAGTTCCTCCATTCATCCCACCATATGCTTGACTCTGCCAAGAACCTTTCGCTATTGGAACTAAAGAGTAAGAAAGCTCATCTGCTACTAGCCTTGAAACATCTACCGTAAAGCTTTGACTGTTAGGGACTGTCCCTGTTACTATATTAGTATTGGGAATATCTCTTGATTTTCTTATCCTACCTAGTAATTGCCAGTCTGATAGTGTAACTGAAGGAGTAGGAAATTCAGTAGTAGCATATACGCTAAACACTATATTCATAACATCTCCATCAGCGTCAGGGATATATGTTTCATTTACTTGAGCTAATGGAGGTGCAGCAGGCGCTGTCCATATCACTTGATATATCATAGGGGTATTTGCAGAAATTAAATAATTTCCATTAAAACTTACCTGTTGGTTCATCATTTCATAACCTGAATACCATAATGGTATTTGTCCCCATGTTGCATACCCTCTTATTGTTGCCATATGTTAATATATTCTATATTTTTTATTTAAATAATCTTCTACTTCTTGCCTTTTATTGTCAGTCAATGCAGTATTATAAACAATTACCTCTGCTACACTCCCCTTAAATCCACTTGTAGACACAGAAGGATAACCCCCTACAAAAAACTCTCCTGCAATAAATTTTCCTGTAGCATCAAACCCTACTGTAGTAACAGGAGTCCCTGCCACATTATTAGCATAAATAGTCATTGTATCTCCATCTAGTTTGTAAGTCATTATCGCCTCGTTAGCAGCCAAAAACTGGTTAGCTGTAATACTATTAGTGCCATCTGAAACTATTGCCTGATACTCTCCAATATTTTTTTGTCCCAACTTTATAAAACCTGCTCCTGCTCCTGCAGGTTCAAGTCCCAAAACACTTTCTTGTGTTGAGCTAACATTTACATCATAAGCAGCAACAATAAATACTGTAAAATCGCCTGTTGAAAAAGGCATTAAAGTAATATCATCAGAACCAAGATAATGAGGGGTTGATGATGGATAATAACTAATTCTTGTTTTGCCATTTAATTCTCCCGTATTGTCTGTTTCACTACCTGAATAAGTATATCTTTTAGGTTGTAGAGATTTAGTAGTCTGAGAAACATTATTGTTGTTCCCTGATTTATCTCCCCACGCCTCAACTTTTTTAGTAGGGATGCTAAATGTAACATTACTATCAGCACTTAACCATATTTTCAGACCCTCTATTTGATTTGGATAATTAGAAACAGGAGTGAAGCACTTGCTAAACACTTTCCAATTAAAACTCATTTTTATTTGAAGTAATTGGTCATTAGCCACCTCTTTATTTCTTTCAATAGATAAACTACCATCTGTTAAGTATGATATAGTGGTTTGTCCTGCCTGAATACCTATATAGGATTTCAAGAACATATCTAGCCATTCGTTAGCTAAATCTTGTAGATTATCCCATCTCTGTTCAATACTTTCATTAGCTTGGGCTGTTCTATTGTATAAGTCTGAAAAATAAACCTCAAAAGCATATTCTTCCCATCCATTTCTTGGGGTTACTTCAGGATATATAGAGTTAGGGGGCGTTATAAGTAAGGATGGGTACTGAGTGTTGTGATTATCGTTAAATTCATCAGTATATCCAAAGAACTTATCCCCATAAGTCCATTTATCTTTCATTGTTGCTACTACATCTGTTAGTCTTATTATGGGCATTACATTATTTTATTTGGGTTATGTATTTTTTCTTGCACTTTATTTTCATAAGTATTTTTTGCGGTTATCCAACTCAGATATGTTAAAACATGATAAAGGTTTGTTTCCTTTACGCTATCTATCCTATTTTTACCATCTATATTAAATACAGCTTTCTCAGCTAGCATATACAAACTATTAAGCCATCCAAAGGGAGCTATATAGGTTTTATATAATCCTACTGTGTTCACGCTTCCTGTACTTGTTGTTGTTTCTCCAAATACATAAGGGAAAGTTTCGTTAATTTTTCGCTTTGATGAGTCAAAAAAAAACTGAACTCCCAAATGACATCCATTGTAAGTTCTCTAAATTTATCTGCTTTTTCAGGTATGGCATCTTCGTCATACTTCTCATCTGACCTCCTGCACAATATAGCCATCTGCTCAGGGAGAACATCATATCTTCCATTCTCCATATCCGAAATATACATTTCTAATTGAGTTGATTCTATGAAATCGCCATAAGTTTCTTTTCTGAAAAACTCAGAAGGGAAGTAATATGTTTCTCCATTGAAATCAAATGACTTTACTCCTTTAGGTTTATATTCCTGAGTTAATTTATTTATACATTCAATTACCTGTGTTATTTTATCTACACTAACTTCATTAACCTCATCTTTTGTTAATCCTGTAATGTAAGAGAATATATCTTTATTCATACTCAATATCTGAGAATTATTTAACTCTACCTTGTCAGTTAAATCAGAGATATATTGAGCTTTGATTAGTTCGTGAGATTTCTCTTTCTCACTCTTTCCGCTATCAACAGCATCCTTATAGTGCTTCTTTATTATTGTAGATAGTTCTCCCCAATACTTAACAGATATATCTTCCCATTCTATTGGAATAACCACATCTCTGTCTATATTGTTGCCTTTCATGTTAATCGTTATGCTCATTTTTTTTATTTAGGTTAGTTAGTATTTTTTTCTGCATTAATTCTTTTTCATGAATATCATCTAGTATATCTGTTGTTTCTCCTATGAAATCTACTGTCATTTCAAATAGCTCCTCGCTTAGTTCATCAATAATCTCCTTATTAGATTTGTCTTTAATGCCTGATAAAAACCCCATTGTAGCATACAGCATTAGATTTGGAGTCATATACGCCCATTCAGACCTTCTGTTTGATGATTTAACAATTTTATTAAATGCGTTTGTATATTTTATAATATTATTTAGAATTTCATTAAAATCTGAAAACTTGCTACTAGGATGTTCTTCTGTTGCCGTAAACACAGTGCCCTGTATAAAAATTACATATTTATGTAAAATTTCTTCGTGTTTTTTATTTAGACTGCTTAGTTCCATGTATTTTTTCTTGCTATTTCGCAATTATATGGTTTTTTTTTATATTACACTAGAAGTTTTTGGAAATCAGGCAAAATAAACTACCTTACTTCCACTCCACATATTTTTAGTTATAGCCATTACCAAGCAATCCACCATATCATCATGCTTTGCAGATGGAAATTTCACAAGCTGCTGAACAAATTCCTCATTCCATTTCCCATTTAACAAGCTTACCCTTCCTGACTCTAAAGAAGCACTAATATCTTGAACTCTAGCTATCTTATCTTTAGATGGCGGCTTATCTTCTCTCACGTTAAGTCCTGTTTCTTTCTTTAGTGTCTGAACTATTGACTTTCCAGATGCTTTTGGCTCCACATAAATCCTACTTCTATTGCTATATCCATTTTTCTGCACCCATTGAGGAATAAATTTAACTAATTCAGGAAATTCTTTATATACATTCACGCAATCTATTATTTGCCATTTATTATCTTTAAATATATAAGCGAGTAATGCTGAGGGGTCATTCTTTTCGTTAGAAGTGTATGCAGGGTCTATAACAAAATCCACAGTTACTTGCTCTCCAACATCTATCATTTTGAATTTATCTATTTTTAGCCACTCTGCTTTTATCATTCCAGAGTTTAAAGGGGTTGGTGTTTGCATGAGTTGTCCTGCGTAACCATAACTACCTAAAGCCTGCTTATAATCATCAAGAATTGTCCTACTAAACCTATCTGACCAGAAAAGCCCGTCTTTATCATAATTTTTTTCTAGTACTTTAGGTTTAACATCATCTGACAGTTCCGCAGGTATACATATGTGTTGATATTTTAGTCTGCTCTGACCTCCATACAATAAAAATCCACTTAAATCGTTATCGTGTATTCTCTGCATTATAATTATTCTAATTCCTGTTAATGGATTGTTCAATCTGGAATAAAATGTTGTTCTATACCACTCGTTAGCATTTTCTCTTTCTATCTCTGATGCTGCGTGCTGAGGTGACACAGGGTCATCTACCAATAAGAAATCTCCACCCTGTCCTGTAACTGTTCCCCCAACTGATGTTGCTCTCCTCACTCCAAGAAAATTATTTTCGTATCTTGATTTTAGATTTTGGTCTTTTTTAATATGGAATAAATCCCCCCATCTCACTTTAAACCACTCTGAGTTTATTATATCTCTACTTCTTGTTGAGTGCTCTATTGAAAGTTCTGCAGAGTAAGATGCTGTGATAAATCTAAACTTAGGATTCTTTATCCAAGCCCAAACTGGAAACATAACAGTAACTAGAAGTGATTTTGTAGAACGAAAAGGAATATTAATTACTATATCCTTCGTTTTTGGTTTATTTGCTATTATTCTCTCCGCTTCTTCTTGTAGAATATCGCATAGATATTTATGATGCCAATTAGTAGACAGCTCAATAGAGGGTTCAACAATATGCCAAGCCTGTTGGAAAAATTCATAAAAAGATAATTCGCATAACTTCTTTTTTAATGCAAATTTAAGTGCTGCATCAGTTGTTTTCAATGTCATCAAGTTTTGCTCTTAGCTCCTCAATGCTTACATCATCATTTAACTCAATTTTGATTTTTTTTGTTGTATTATCGTTTATTTCAGAAGATGTTAGTTTTGGAACTGTATAGTTAAGTAGTTTTGATACTGCATTTATATATGCTTCAGGGTTTTGGTCAAATAATTTATCTAATGCCATTCTTATTTTAGTTGAATGTCCTTCTAATGCCCAAGTCAAAGCATTTCTGCTAATTTTTGTGGTCACAACATTATTTTTCTCTCCTGCCTTTCTTCCATCTGTATTTATCTTACCTCCATTTGGAAAGAACTTTTCAGAAGTTTCTTTATATGGGTTTAGTTTATTGATATTACTTTCTCTTAGTTTATATCTTTTATCTTCTTCCATATTTTTTTATAATTTTTTTATAGCATTAGTTATTTTGTCAATATACACATCAAGTTCATCATCTAACATAGCCTTTGTTAGTTTAGCATATTCTTTATCTAACACCACTTCATCTTCTTCTTTATCTATCATTTCTATCAGTTTTCCTGCTGCTTCAAAAACATCATCATATCCAAACTGACCTGCTCTTTGTCTTATTGCTGACAATGCGCTTCTATATATTTTACCTTCCTTCCCAAAAGGAAATTTATATCTATCTTTAGTTTCTTCACTAGCATCTTCATTTTCAAGTAAGAACCATTTAGCATAATTTTCCCAATCATCTCCATCTTCTCCAAGTAAAGCATTTCCATCTTCAGAGCTAAAACTCCAATCAGAGTCCCTATCTACATTATCACTTTCAACTAGAGATGCTGCATTATCATATCCTTTGCTGTTTAATCTTGATTTAGCATAAATTTCTTCTTCCTCCTCTTTTTCTTCCTCTATATCCTCCTCTAGTTCTTTTTCTTCTTCTTCTTTTTCGTAAGTAAATAAAAGAGTCATTGGCTTCTCATCATCTCTATCTACCTCAACTAAAAGCTCTCCTTCTCTGTGTAGCTCCTCCATTTGCTCTTTAGTAAAGTTATAAGTCCAGTCTACAGGTTCGTCTGCTTGAGGCTTTAAAGCTTCTTCAAGGTGTTCCCCTTGATTTGCTAATTGACAATCTTCTAGGGTTTCGTATAGACATTCGCCTGTTTCTCCCCATTTATATAATCCTTCTTCACATTCTTCGCAAGGCATAATTTCTATTTTTTAATTTTTTTAATTTTTTTTATTTTATGATTGGTTACAATCCCTATATAGCATTAGCGTTCCACTATTTATTTCAATCTTAGTAAAGTTAGCCATAATCTCAGAATTTGTTTTAAGTATAAATCCTGATGTGCCAAAAATCAATGCACTAAAGTGGTCAGCAGATATATTGGTTGCTACTAATTCTCTGAACTTAGTGTTCTCTAGTGCTACAATTTTATATACAGTTGAATAATCTGTGCATCCTGTTATTGGAGGTTGTAGTCCTGGCGCATCATACTCCCATGATTTAATTTCTTCACCCGTATCACTAAGTATTATAGTTTGACATCCACACTTTCCATGTCCCTCATACGCCAAATCTGCAGAGTATATAGTTGCACCATTATTGCTAATTACTTTGGGTGGGTGGTAAGACATAATTTTCTTTTTCACAAATAAAGGAATTTATTTTAAATATCCTAAGCAACTTTTAGAAATTTTATTAACCTCTCTTTCTTCATATCTTTATCTTTATCTTGTTCTTTATCTTTAATGGTATGTAATACCCTTATTATACCCTTTAGATACCCTATGTTTATTTTCATCTAAATGTAGCTATTTTCACTTCCCTTCCATTATAACTAAACTCCATTTCACTTCCTTTCCACTAAACTCCATTATTTTCCATATATATCACTTTTCAAATTTTTTTATAATTTTTTTTCACTTCCAAAAACTTCTGAATATTCCATTTTATTTACTATACCTTTGAATCCTATAGAATATACTGTTGCTCATATCGCAACTAGCATATTTAATAACCTTCTCACTAAAAATACATATTATGTTTAAATTCAGAATTGGTAAAGTAACTATACAATTATTACCTCCTAAAATAACTTGGAATATCTAATTATGAAATTGGATTTAGAATACTTGCTTGG